GGCGTCCACCAGGCACAATCTTGGGCAGCCCTTCGAGGAAGAGCACCTGCAGCTCCAGCGGCGTCACCGTCTTCTTCGCGTCGCCCTCGCCGAACTCCACTGTCACAGTGAGCTTGGCCAGCTCGTCGAAGATCTTGGTCATGCCCATCTTCTCGAAGGCCGGAATCCACTTACCCGCAGACTTGAGCCGGTTGACGGCATCGATCGACTTCTGCCCGGTCTCGCTGGCCGCAATCGCGGTCTCCCGCTCCGCGAACTTCGCGGTCTGCTGCGTCAGCTTGCCTTCCAGCTCCGTGACCTTCGCCTGCAGTGGAGCGGCAGCGGCGGTCGCAGCTTCAGTGGCGATGCGCTTGGCGTCAGCTTCGCTGAAGGTCACTGCCTCACCGGGTTTCTTGCTGAACATCTCAGCGAAAAATGCGGCGATTTGTTCGCGGATAGTCTTGTCGGTTTCTGCTGCCACAGCTTCCTCCTCGCCGAAGTCCACCTCAGTGAACGTGCGGCCGTTGTCTTCAAAATTGAGATTCTTGAGTCCCTTGACCTCGGGCGGTTGCGCGCCCAGGAACGCCACATGGCGCAGATTCTGGATCTTGCCGTCGGCGTCGAGATAGAATGCGGCCGAGCGTTTCTTGTAGCGGCCGGCTTTCACCGCGGATTCAAAGCTGGGCTCGACCTCCTTGAACTTCGCCAGGAGCGTATCGCCGTCGCGCATCAGGCGAGAGGCCCAGCCAAACGCAGGCAGATCATCCTTGGGATGGCCGATACAGGCGGGCGCTTCATGGAAATCGGGATCATAGTTGCGCACCACGCGGTCGAGATCGTCGGCGCTGAAGGTGCCTTTCGGGCCGTAGCTTCCGGTGCGGAAGATCTGCACCCAGCCGTTGTCGAAGTCGGCATGCTCTGTGGATTTGCAGTACTTCGATTCGAAGTCTTTGGTGTCGATGCCAGCGGCTTTGGCCTTAGAGGCGATCTTGCGCGCCACCGCACCTTTGGCGGATGCGGGCACATGCTGTTCATGCCCAAACATCTTTACGGCGGAGTCGATGTGCTTCTTATCGACCGGCAGATGCCAGGTCGAAATATCCTTGCCATCGCCTACATATGCGAAGTCGTCCGCAGCAAGGGGCGTACCGTCGACTGTTTTGGTAAGTGCGGCCACGACCCAAGTATCTTGACTTTGCGTGCGGTCGTGGGGGAGGAAGAAACAGCCGGGGCGGATGGTGAGGACTACGCCACGAAGCGCAGTGTGGACCCTCAATTCGCCTGATTTTATGCGTGGATCAGAGTGTGGAAACCGCGCTGCGGAACCAGTGCGCGAGCCAGAAGCGGCAGCCGTTCAATGCCGCCCTCGCCCGCATCCGGATCGATCTTCAACGCTTCCTTAGCGGGGATCGGCACTACCGAGCAGCGGCAGTTGAATCCGGACGGCGGATAAATCTTAATCCATACAGGGTCTATCGCGCGAGCCATGAAGCCGTCAAGCACCGCATGTTCAGGCCGCACGCGCAGGTCGCCGACGGTCCAATACTGCCAGAAGGGCAGCGCGTCCATTGTCGAGGGCTCGCGCATCTGTTCCAGGCGGCCGCTCGAATACGCCTTCTGCATCGCGGTCTGAAATGCGGTGTCGAGCGTGAAGGCGTTCAGCCCGTCCACGGCCGCATCGCCGGCGAGTTTGCGCACCGCGGCGTGGAAGTCCTGCGCCGTGCCGCCATCGCGTGCGATCTCGGCCAGGCTGTCGCGAATCTTCTCGATCAACCGCACGTCGCTCACGCCGGCCAGGGTGAACGCATCGCGCTGGTATTGCGCGGTGAGGCCGTCAAACACTTGGCGCGTAACCGGAGTCAGCGCCTGGATGAAGCGCTGCGCATCGTCGTTGGGAAGATCGAAGCTGAACCCGCCAGTGACCTGGTCGTGCGGATCTTCGGCGAATCGCGCCACGCGGCTGCTGGGAGAGATGGGCAGCAGCTTGCCGGTTTTCTTATGCGCATGGCGCATGATCTGCAAACGGCCGAGCAAATCGGCGGCGGCCAGATGCCGCGCCAGCGTGTCGCCCAAGCGGCGCTGGATACCCGTGTCGCCCGGGTTGCCAAGATGAAAGCCGAGAGCCACGCTACGGCCTTTCTACGGGCGTGGCCGCGCGGGCCAGCTCGCCCACGCGCTCCTTCAGCAGCCCGGCCGCGTCGCCGTGCAATTGATCGAACAGCTTGTCGAACTCGCCCATCTCGCGATGCGCCTGGGCTTCCACCAGCACGCGGCGCGCGGCATCCTCGGCAAAGGTGGCCCGCGCCTGGTCCGCGATCGCGACCCGGGGAGCGTTGACGTTGGGCACAAGCACGTCGTCCGGATTTTCGGCATTCTCCCCGGTGGCCGGCGGCACATCATAGCGCTCGGTGACATAGCCCACATTGAACTTCTTACCCATGCGCTGCAGGCCCGCGTCCACGGCCAGGCGCTTGACCAGGTCGCCGCCGTCCTTGATCTCCACCATCCACTTCGGCATCGGAGCGTTTGGGCCGTAATTCCACAGCACCATGGGGCGCACGAATTGATCGTTGACCACAGCCATCAGCGCCTTCGACAAGCTGACCGACCGCGTATCGAAAGTGTCGGCGTGGGTTTTGCCTTGTGCGTTCGATCCGGTGCCACCCTCGTTTCCGAAGCTGGTCAAAGTTTCGCCCTGGATGCGCCGCACAACGGCGTACTGCATCTTCTGGAAGAAGTTCTCGTAGACCTTGGGATCCTGCGAGCGCGCAATCTTGAGCAGCTCCTGGTCATACTCGAAGCTCTTGGGCACGGCGATCGCCACGTTGTCTACGATCGCCTGGGCGATCGCCGCGGCCTGCTGCCGTTCCTGCTCGTTATCCGGATCGTTGTACCGCACCACCGCGGTGCCAGGGCCTTTTTCGGCGAACTGCATCCAGAGGCGCTGGATGTTGCGCTTGAACCAGCTCGGCCAGAAGACCGACTTCAACAAGGGGCGGCCCATGCGATTGCGCCCGCGCTTGCGATAGGTGAAGATGAGGAACTTCTGTTCCGGAACGGGCTGGCCCTCGGAGGCCCAGGGATTGTCGAGCAGCTGCAGCGATCCCACCTGCGGATAGAAACGGTTGCCGAAGAGAAACAGCTCCTGCGGACAGTCTTCAATCCGCAGCAGTTCGGCCTGGCCGGCGCTCACGTCAAAGATCATCTCCTGCACGCTGAAGCCATAGCCGGGCGCGTCGAGCATGCAATCAAGGACCTCATCGAAGTTGAAACGCTTGAGCTGCGTCTCGATGAATTCCTTGATCTCGACGGCCTGCGTGTCCTGGTCATCGGCCGGCAACACGGACTGCGCCCGCTCGGTCACACTCAGTTTGAGCCCATCCAAAGCATTGGAGACGTCTTCGTCCTTGTCCTCCAGCTCGCGGAAGTAGGCCATCACCTGGGGCATGTTGTAGGTCATGGCCGCCCAGATCTCGGTAGGATTGCGCGTGCCGCCGAAGGCGAAGGTGTTCCGATAGAGCGAGAGCTGCTGCATGTACATGCTGTTGGCGGGGATCATCTCGCCTTGGGGCGGAAGCGCGGGAAGGTCTTGAACTTTTTCGTCGGCCATCACAAGTATCCTTTCATCTGCGTATACGACGTGGCCTTCGCTGGGGTCTGCATGCCCAACTGGATGAACCCCGAATCCGCCGCCATATCAGCCAGCGCTTTCGCCCAGAACGCGTCGGCGTGCGCGAATATCTTTTTCTTAGGTCCGCCGGCGACAGCCGTATCCACCTCGACGCGCGGCGCGTCGAAGGTAACGCCGGTCGATGTGGCCTGGCGCTTGATGGCCTGCAGCTCCGCGCGAATTTGCGGGTCATAAGGGATTCGGCTGCGCATCTGCTCAAATCGTTTTTTGATGCGGATAGCCAAGTCGGTCTTCATCTTTACGCCGTTATCGTTGGTCCCAGCGAAGCTCACACCCATCAAACGGCCCATGTTATCGAGGTTCAGTAGATCGAAGAGGCCTACACCCATGCCGGTTTTGTCGATTGCGGCGCGTGTCGCCATCTTCACGATGGGATTCAGGCGCTTCGCCTGTTCAGGAAAAGACATGGCGTGCAGCTTGATCACCGCACGGGTCCACGCAATATCGCCTATCTGCTCATCAAGCCAGAGACAAGTGGCATCGTGATCGCGGCCCACGTCGATTCCGGCGTGGAGGCGCCCGAGGGGAACGAAGCCCGGCGGCAGATCGACCGTAGCGCCCGCGTCTTCGCAGGCGGAGATGAGATCGAGAGTAAGCCACGCGCCAGTTG